AACATCAACATTGACCGTAGATGCGCCAGTGTTAGCGATGTTGCAGCCAATGATGACCGCAGTGGTTGATGCAGGAACAGTATAGATAGTCGTTGCCGATGTGTTAGTACACGAACCTGTGTGATTTTTAAATGTATTAGCCATGATTTATCCTAGTGCGATTGCGAGTGCCAGTGCTTCGCCAGTGGCGTATGTTTCGGTTGCGTAGTTTGAGTCGTTAGTCAGCTCGGATACAGCCGTTGGGATGTCGTCCGAGAACGCAACCTTGTCAGCAGGATAGGTACAGAATACCGCTTTGCTACCTGCGCCAAAGTCTACCAATGCGTCAGCGTTAGACGACTCAAGCACCGAGTCACGGCTCAAGGTAGTGCCAGAGGCAGTGTAAGTGCCTAAGCCAACTTCCCAATCGTCATTAACGTCATCAACGATGGCGTAGTAAGTGGTATTACCGTCACCAATCGATGCAAATGACTCAAAGTTGCCAGAAACACCGGCTAGAGTAATCGTGCCAGTGCCAGTGGTTGTCGTGGTTTCACGAACGCGATCTTTTAGCACCAGTGCCATGACTTACTCCTTAGCCGATTGATACGTCTAAATCGCCATCTGGGATGCGGAAGATGTCGTTAGTGTCTATTGCTTTTGATGCGCTAAGACCCGCATAGGCAATCATGTTACCTGCCGTTGCAGCGTCAAACAGACCAATGTGGGTGATCGTTCCCCATGATGCCGTAGCAGTTGGAAACTCAATTGCACCGTTGTTGGTAGCTGTTGATCCTGAAGTTGACCACGTTACTGCCTTGCGAGCATAACCGCCGCCTGTTGGCTCAGCTAGACCAGACGCATCTTCGTCAGGGTTAGCGGTTGATAAACCAACATAGATAGTTGTTGGAGGTGTGTAAGCCGTGCCACCGAATACATGACCAACGATCTTACCTTCGAGATAATCTGAAAAAGACATTAGCCTAATCCTCGTACTTTTAGTGTTATGCCAGAGCCTGAGTAACGCGCCTTCTCAGACGCGGTGTTTACATTCTGCACCGCCGCAGAATACATTTGCGCCCAAACCGCGACTCTAGCATCCTCGGCTAAGTATGGCGCACTGTGGAGCAAAGCCCCATATAAATAAACATCTGGGTGATTGGTCAGCAGCCAGTTGGTTGTTGCTGATGCACTCAGACTTGAATCTTTGCATAGTACAACAGCTCAAAATCAGTATCTTCTGCCGGTGTAGGATACAGCTCGAACTGACCATCAACGTGACAGTAGTAATACGGTAGCTTCGTAGATACATTCTCGTTCTTGGCGCGAATGTCTGCGATAGCAGCACGACTTGCCATTGTGACAGCAGAAGTGCCAGAAGCTGTCAGACTCAAGCGGATAGTTTCTAGCCAATCGCTAGGCACTTGCATGTAGGCATCACCGGCTGATTGCTGACCAGTAGCTCGCTTTTCCATCTCGTAATGACGAATCTCACGATTCATCTGAGCCTCAGCTAACTGAATAAACGTAGGAATGACAGCTGATAGATCATCTCGGTTGAGAAAATCTGCAATCGTTGTCTGTAAATTAGTGTAATTGGTAATCGCCATTAAAGTCGCCCCGTGGCATAAAGCTTGCCTAACTCTATCATCTGATCCCAGTCTAACTCTGGAGTCACACCATCAACATTTTCTTTGATTTTGTCATAGAAATCATATGCAGCTTCGTTATTTTTTACGTCTCGATAAGCGTCCAACATTTTTTCTTCTGTTGAATACTTGTCATGAAGCAAAGAGTTAACGATCCCAGAACCATACTCATAAGCACGACCAACGCCTTTAGTTTCTTCCGTAGAACGCTCAGGAAACATCTCTCGAAACAGTAAAGCTGTTGCAAATGCTTGAGCGCGATCCCATTTTGAATCACGCATAGCATCGCCAGACTTTGTCTCTAAATCTGGGTGATTATATTGAAGCTCATTCTTCATAATATCCTGAGCATCCCAATAGCCAGGAGCATAAGCTTCGTATAATTTATCTTTCAAACCGCCTTCTTTAGGCAAGTTTTTCAAGAAGTCTTCTATTCTACTCATGGCACACCAAGTCGTCTAATTACTTCGATTGTAACAACTTTTTGGTTATGCAACACCCTTCATAGATCGTCTGATTGGCTTGGCCCAGGAATTACTGATAGCACTGTATCCAACGGCAAAATAACGAAACGCATCAGCTCCATGAGATGCCCAGTCGTGCTTTGGTCTTCCATTCCAACTTTTATTCTGCTCGTTATACTCCCGATGGTACTGACGCAAGCAATCAATACCTCTTTCTGCTTTTTCAGCATCAAACCAACAACGCGGCAGGATTGATCTCACTGCCTGTATACCGTCATCTACGCCTAATTTTGGCGCTATTGTGACATCTCGTATACCAAGATTGGCCAGAGTTTCTATACGAGACTTACCTGAGCCTAGTTCTTTAACCTGTACGTCATGAGGAAGTATATGCTCTGAATACACATAGCCTTTTTCCTGTAAAACTCTCACGTAATGATCAAGTCCTACGCCGTTATTCTCGTAATAATCGATAATTCTTATCTCAGCGCCAGATACCTGGGCAAAAAATATTGACGTCGAATCTCCGATACCGAGGTCCCAGCTAGTTATAACACCAAGACTTGGCTCATACGGAACAAACCCTATACGACCAGAACTCTTAGCGTCTCTCATTTCGATTGCATAATATGCGCCACTATTATGCGTCAAATAGTCACCGAGCCAGATGTGATCGTAAGCTTCAGGTCTTTTCTCTTGATCCTCTAGTCTCTCCTGCTCAAGCACATCAGGAAACCAGGGATTATCCATGTAGTTTAATTCTGCGATCTTAGAATTAGCAGGAGGATTCTCACGGAAACGCTTGTGAGTAGCTGATTCTTTACTCTCAGGGTTCCACGTTACCCATATCTCTGAATCATGCTCACGAACCGTAGGGATAAGTTTCTGCCAGGCAGATTCACCAATACTCTCAGCCTCGTCACACCAAGCGAGAATAATTCTAGACTTTGACTTCAGTGAGTCAATGTTTCTTCTCAAACCAGCAAAGACATAATTAATGCGATTATCTTTACTACGAATATACTTTTCACCAATATCGTAATAGTCTGCCAACCAGGGTACTTCTCGTATAGCAGCTTTTATCTCTTCGAGTGAAGAGTCATCCAGGGAGTTCATAAACTCACGTAGACAAAGTATCTGACCTGACTTCTTCTCAAGATGGCCAACTTCCCACCCCTTAATCGCTGTCATCAAAGCAAAGCTTCTTGTCTTACCTGAGCCTCGGCCACCGTAACTCCCTCTATAACGAGCCTGACCATCAAACACAGGAATAAGCTTTGGAACCAAAGGAAGGTCGAAAATATCCTCTTCTCTGATTCCTTCGGCTTTACTCGGCATCTTCAAACTCAGGTGCTACTAAACGAATAGCTTTTGGCATGGCAACAGAACCATCTGAACTAATCACATCTGTCTGTGCTTTATCTGAGTACCCATGATTATGAAGAACCAGCTTAGTGATAGGCACAACGTACTCACCAATAATGCCTTTATTCAAAGCTACGAACTCTTGCTCAGCCTTGATAAACTCTAACGTGTCAAAAAATTCAGGATAATCATCCGCCCAATTATAGATAGTAGGTCTTGTGACTTTAAGTATCCTAGCGAAACCTGCAACTGATGGGATGTTATGTCCTTCGCATTCCTTCCAGCCACCATCAGCATACTCGATGCCTTTAGTGACAAACTCAGGGTCGTATAATGTGTTTCGTCCTGCCATATCATTCATTTGTGCCTTTCGGCGTCCAAACTCCTAACTCATTGATAAGATTCAAATTCTATCCTACCAACCTTGCCATTAATTCTATCAGATTCCAACAGCTTTAGTTGTTCTCGATAGTGCTTAGCGATTGATTTTTCTTCATTTTTTGGAATTTTCAAACCACAATCTTTTTTCTCACGCAGTAAAGCCATGTGACCTTCACCAAGAAGATCTGTAACCCATACACCAGAATCTGCAGGATTACCCCCAAACCAACTATGGCACGAAAAGCATAAAGCTTGAGCATTGTCACCACACCAACGTATTGTTCTGTGACGTCTTGAGAAGATGTGACTGCAGTGTAGTCCAGCTGAATTCTTGTCGTATTTCTTCCCACATTTCTCACACGTCCAATCAGCGCGCTCTCTCACGCACTTTGAAAAAGCACTATCTGCCGGATTAACTTTCATTTTGACCCCATGGTTGGTTTGACGGCCACTCGATTGAGATGCCTAATTTCTGTGCTGTCGCTCGATTGCAAACTTCGTAGACCTCTTGCATCTCGACAGTTGTTAACTGTGTCGTTGATTTTTTCTCTGGATACAACGCCTGCATTATCGGACGAATCATCTCATCCTTGACGTTATCCTTTGTCGGCTTGATTGGCACCC